ATTGAGTCGTTGTCGGTGCAGCCGTAGTCACCAATTGAGTTGTCGTGGGAGCTGCAGTCGTCGGAGGAGGTGCTTGCTCCGCTCCCTGCGTATAGCCGTTCTGCAACATCCAATTGATGTCACTGATCGGTACACCACCTTGCAACAACTCATCCGTCGTGACTGCGTTTTCATTAAACCAAGCAATCTTCTCCTGCGGAGAAAAATTGTCCCAGTTAAACGGCAACATGCTCGCCAAGTCCCGATACATACGATCCGCATCGTCCTCATACCTGCGAACAGTGGCGTCACCACCCAACGCAAACTTCCGAACCTCCCCACCTTGGGCCATGGTCCGTGGTTCTTGCTCCGCATTCGGATCACCACGCACAAACTGAAACGGATCAATCGGCTTACTGCCGTAATACTCCTGCAGCACCTTCGGCCCAGCAGGCCCACCACCCTGATCACCAAGCATCGACGTCATCGTCTCACGGACCTGCGACATGATCTTGTCCTCAGGGTCCGTATCCACCATGTAATTCAACGCCAACGCCGTCTTATAACTCGCCGGTAAGTCCATCGCCGCCACCTGAACAGGCCTAGCTTGGGCCGTGGTCCGTGGAGCACGGGTAATTCTCTGCGTTGTCTGGGGCGTGGCCTGCGCAACCTGAGTCGCGGACGACGAAGCACCCGTCAACAAAGGCTGATAAACACTCGTGGCCCGCGAACCACCCTCTAACTGAATCATCGCAGCCATCAAAGTTGGGATTTTGTCCTGAGACACCGAATCCGTCGGCGACAAGCCCGTCCGACTTGCCACATAATTCAAATATTTTGACGTATCATTCTCATTCGGCGGCGCATACTTAGCAATGAACCGGTCTAAAGTCAGCCCACGCTTTTGCGTGTCTAACTCAATTTGACGTTGCATTGCAGCAAGGCCCGCTTCCGGCGTGTCAAACCTTGCAAACCCACTCTCTCCGGGCTGCGCACCTGTCTGATTCGCAAAACGAAGATTACCGGGGTTGTTGTTTCGGACCGAAAGCGGATCTTTTGTCATTTATCACGGCCTTACAAGACTTAATAATAGCTAAACTGAGACGGTCCAACCTCAGCTTCCTCATAGTCGCTCGGCAAAGTCAAAAAATTGCCCTGCCGAAAACGAATGACCGCCTGAACCGCACTGTCCGTCAGGTCATCACTGTCACCATACGGGAATTCAGCCATCTCTTCAACAAGCTCCTCGGCCCACGGCTCGTCAGGAACCCACACAAACCCCGCTTCAAAGACCGGGGACACCGAATTCGCACGGCTAACCTTGTCCGTGGCGCGGTTACGACCGCCCGGAGAATAGTTTACCACAGGTATCCCCGTCCGACGCAACTCCTGCGACAACGGCAAACCACTCGCCTTCGCCTCAATCAACACACAATCCGGATCCCAGAATTTATACAACTCCATCGCTACCCGCTTTAACTCCGGAAAATCCCACCGACCCTTCTTCGCATCCAACAAAATCAACTGCGCCGGATCATCCGGCTCTAACTGAAATACCCCCCACGTCGTAATTGCAGAAAAATCCGCCGTTTCCTTCTTGCTATACGCCGTGTCATAACTCTGAATTACATACTGCAAAGGAGGAACAGAAGTACGCACCCACTTCTTCCACCACTCCCGCTTAAATATCGCCCCCTCCTCAGCCGTCGGATTCTGCTGCCACTGCGCATTCCACTTGTTCACGGGCAACGCAGCACGGACCGCCATCAAATCATCAACCTTCCAATACTCCGGCCAACACGGCTTACCACTCGGCATCAAAGCAGGAAACTCAATCACCTCCCACTTGTCTGCCCTCGAATCCTTCGCCTGATCCGCTAACACCTTCCCCGTCAAATCAGCCTTAGACCACCGAGTCATAACCAACAATATCTTCCCCCCCGGCTGCAACCGCTGCCTCGGGCCAGACGTATACCACTCATACGCCCGCTCCATCGCCGTCTCCGACAACGCATCCTGCTCCGAATGCGGATCATCAATCACTAAATAATCCGCACCACGACCCGTCATCGCTCCACCAACACCAGCAGCAAAATACTCCCCACCATGATTCGTCTCAAACCGACCAGCAGCCTTCGAATCCGCCGCTAACTGCACATTCGGAAATACCTCCTTATACACATCCGTATCCATCAGATTCCGCACCTTACGACCAAACCGCATCGCTAACTCAGCCGTGTGCGTCGCTTGAATGATCTTCGCCGACGGATCACGGCCCATGAGCCACGCTAAAAAGAGATAACTTGTAAGCTCCGACTTTCCATGACGAGGGGCAATATTGATGATGATCCGATTGTTCTTGCCCTCTACTAACTCCTCAAACTTCTGGGCCATGATTTTATGGTGCCGCCCACAAATAAACTGAGGCCAGACATACCGCACAAAATCAAGGAAGTTGTTTCGAGCTCGCTCTTGCAGTTCAAGCTGCGCGAGTCGATATTCAAGCTTCACGATTTCCGATTCAGGGTCTGCAGAGAAGATGGCTGTCATTCGGTAGCTTTCAAAATTTTTTGCAAATTCTCATGCATTTTTCAAATTTAGACAACCGGTGTGTTTCTGGAACTGACTGTTTGTCGCAAACTTGGCCTGAAGGGCTGAGCAGGAATTGACGGGGGTGTTGAGGGAAACGAGAGAAAGCGGAGCGAACGGAAGTGATCCACTCTTGTAGGGACTCCGTCGGGCTGTCGCCCGACGGCGAACCGTGTCAAGCTGCACCGCAGCGACACTCCCTCCCGCTCGCGCGGGAGGGTTCATGGCGCCTGGGCCCGAGGGCCCAGCAGGAGAGACTATGCGGCCTCTACGGAGAGACGGCCTTCCTCGGCCTCAGCCTTCAACGCGTGAAGGTGTGCTTTGGCAGCTTTGTAATCAGAGAAGGCGACACCGTCGGCGTTGGAAAGCTGGACGGTGTTGTCACCAGAATAATAAAACGCAGAGACCCATTCTCCCTCGATGTTGTCACCCGTCGATTCGACTTCCTTGAGCTTGGACAGTAGGACAACCAGCTTGGCGATATCGGCGTCAGAGAGTGTGCTGACATCGAGGGTGAAACGATAACCGACTTTGATTTGCTTCATGACTTTCTCCTGTATGGTTGAGTGCGGCACATGCCGCACTCATATTAGAACACAAGTGCGGCAGCCGGTCAACTAACTTCGACGGTGAAGGTTAAATTTTTGACCTGTTCAAGGACCTCATCTCCGAGGCGGTCTTCGATCATGTCGATGATCTCCGACTGGTAGTCGGAGATGTCAAAGTGATTCAGCATGAAGCTGTTGATCTTATCGTCGATGTCATATGCATCGATGGCATCGTCGCACACCTCTCGGATGGCGTCTTTATCCATCATCGCCAAGTGATCGCTAAAATTAGCTAGGTGGTCCTTGATCCGCGAATCGACTTCCGAGGTCCATTCTTTGGACGAGGCTAATGCACCTTTGTCTCTCAGCTTATTAATAACGTTCTCGCTAACATCGTTCACCAGCTTATCGTAGAAGCTGCCCAGTATGCTTAGAAGTGCTGCTTGGTCCATGTTCATTCTCCTGTATGCCCCCAGCACCGCGCCGGGGATAAATAAGACTTTACCGGCGCGGTCACCCTCGGTCCATTACTTTATAACTATGGGGGGCAAGCCCCCCATAGTCTTACCAGCTGGACCGGTAAGTAAAACTCCACGATGGGAGATCCTCCCACGCAAGCACCTCACGCAACACGGCAGCCGTCTCTTCAACGTCCTGCCAATACCACTCGTCCACCTCCAACGAACCGAAGAAAAAGCCCCCTCGAGGTTCAAGCTTCTTATGCCCATGCTCGCGGTCCGCGAGCACCTCCTCCAGCAGCGCTAACAATTCAGCTAAATCCTCGGCCCTCACTGGGTGCGGCCTGCACTTATCCTCCCCACCCTGCACGTGGTCCACGAACCACGCGTGTATCGCATTGGCCTTCCGCCAATACATCACCTCAACCACAATACCCGTCACGGGCCTCTGGTGCGTGTACCGCGTTACCTCACCCGCAGCGCAAAGCGCCTTCGCGGCCTGTTCCATGCCGCGCTCATATTCGGAAACATTACGTTCACCCGTCAAAAACATGTCCAGTCCCATACCATTCTCCTGTATTCCCTAGGGGCCAATCCCCTAGCGGTCCCCCATTATGGGGGACCACGGCCCACGCGTCAAGGACCGGGGGCCTTGTTTATTTCTATCATATACAGCGGACCGATAGCGACAGACTACCGGCCCACGCTGGCGTCATTCCGCCATAGCGCACAAATAATCATCCTCCTGTTCGCGCTCGTGTAAAAACTTATCGGCTGCGGCCCATATTCCAGAATTAAAACGCATGTCCTCACTAACCGAGCGAAGCGCTCGCGTACTAGACCGGCGCGCAGCTCGATCCAATGCAATTCCACCCTTCGTTATGTTCTCCTGAATTGTATTCAGCACGGCCCACATGTTCGCAGCGGCGTCCTCATCCCTGCGAGCGGTAAGCAAGCGCTCGGGGTTCAGGCCTTCCGGTGGTGTATCTCCCCAACGCGTGGCCACGGCAATCCTAGCGAAGCGCTGCGACTCGGTCCGCGTCATGGGCGAAGAGCGAAAGCGCTCGATTACGTCCACCACGTCACCCGTACGAGAGATTAGATCAATGGATTTTGAGCGGGCAGCTTCCACGGCATTAATTCGGTGCGATACCTTCACGGCCTGCAGGGTTGCATCCGCGACCACCATGCCATTGCTACAGACAAGCCGGAAAAGCCCGAGATGCATAGAAAAACCGCTAGATCCATCGTGCGAATTAGTGAGCACTACTTCGGGCACGGCCTCCCCAACGATGAGCGGGGCATAATCGGGGCGAAAGCGCAGCATGTGCCGAGCATGACCGAGACGGGAAGTGTCCCGGGGGGATGTCTGCGAAGCGAAAACAGGGCGCAAGCCCTGCGCGCTCAATGCTTCGACGACGTCAACGGTGGGAACGAACCCGTAACGGTCAGACGTGCGAGCGTGTTTTTCAGTGGCAAAAACAGACGGGGCAGCCTTACGGATAACGTCAAGGGACAGACTGCCATTAGAAGCGCGGACGGATCGAAAAGTCATTTTTAATTCTCCTGTATGAGTGCAGTCCACCATTGGACTACGGAAATAATTCTAAAGCATGTCTTCAAGAATTGCAAGAGCAAAAAACACAATAAAAAACAGGATTAGGACCATTATGCGGCCCGCCCTAGATCTCCCACCACGTGGTGACGAAGCATGGACCCGGGGGGCAGCGAGCGAGCAAAAGCTTTCACGGCCTGCGCATCATCAGCAGCGCCGGACGTCTTAGTGTTCCGCCATTGAATTGCAACAGGGCCACTCGAACCGTAACAACCACCCTCACCAGTGCCCACCCGTTTTTTGCTCGGACCATGCGCAACGAAGACCACCACATAGTCGCGCTCGGGTTGAGCACATATCGGGGTGCCGTTCCCACACTGCGCACAAGTAAATGTCTCGGACAATTCAGCAGGGCAGCGGACGAACTTCACGCCTTTATGCTCGACTCCGCCCTTCCATTCAGTACCCAACGGGGCAGCATACACGGCGGGCCTGCCCGCTGACCACGCATCAGCAGCGGCGTCCATCGTATCGCACGATGCATTGATAACGGTTTGACCCTTCCCGGCCTTCGGGAGAAGCGCTGCAGGAAAATGCGAGTAAGTCCACGCGACACCATTCCGGGGCACAGCATCAAGCACGGCCTGCATGTAATCCGAGTCAACAGCAGCGGCGCCCTTAGAACTGCAGGGCAAGAGGCCGCACGTCTTCGGGCATGTCCCGAAGATATCCGCAGCGCCCGAGCGATAAGTGACAGCGATAAGGCCTGTTTTTTTGTTCGAAGATACGGCGACAGTCTTTAACATGGTTCATTCTCCTGTATGGTTAACTTCAGGGTTCAGTATATCAAAGTAAAAATAAACCCGTCAAGGCGAAGACTATAGCGTAAACCCCTACAGCGAAAAGCAGCCACGGCCCCACACGTTCAAAGTACCAAAGCACCACATGCGCCCATCGTTTCATGGTCTCCCCCTATACTAAGCGCAACGAACGCAAAGAAAACCGCGCGGGCGAGCGCCTGCCCATAACTTCCGCCTTCCACACAATAAAAGTTCCCTCTAAATTCTCTAGTCCCCATGCAATAGCCGCCTTTTTAGTCCTAAACGCAGGACCATTAGCCGCCTTTGTTGAGTACCCCACCAGCCACTTAAAAGCCATTTTAGTCTCCTGTATTTGATGAACGACAAGCACATTATAGCACAGGTTTTTAGCTTTGAAAGATAAAATTTTCTATCGGTTCCCACTCGCTGATAGGTGCGCTCAATGCTGGCTCAAGCTTTGTCCCCTGCTCTAACAGCTGCATCGCCTGCCAAGCCCTGTAAACTAGCACTTTGCTTGCCCTGCCATCGTTAGTCTTCACCACAATAAAACAGGGATACCCCGCATGGGCAGAATGAAAAGAAACTTGATGCGGGCTAAGCGCGACCTTCCCGGATAGGGAGGCCACCTTGAGCTCGATCAGCGCGAACTTCCCACCCTTTGCCGCTATGCAATCAGGGATTCCCTGATTGACCCACGTCTCCACCCTCGTTAGCCTCGTCTTCGTCATCCCACCCTTCATCTGCTGATAAAAACGACTTTCCGGCTTCATCCAGAACTTCCTCCACGGGCGTATCTGCCCCTTTTTCGATTTCGATTGACTCGACCACCTTCACGTCTTCGACCTCCACCACCTGCGGCGACTGAGCATAAACCTTCCGCAGCTCTTCAAGCTTACGCTGCACTTCCTCTTTGCTCATGCTGTCAATCGTTCCGTGCCGGATCTCTTTGCGGTCGATATAGATAGTGCCCAAGGCCTGCCCCCGGCGATATTCCGCCTGCACGGCAGCCGACCAAGCGCCTGCTTCAATAGCCCTGTCCCGGATCATCAGCAGGTCTCGCATATGCTTTTCCATCGTGGTGCCATAGCGCTCGCTGAGCTCTGCCTGCTTTCGCCGGATGTAGTCCACCACGTGCGGGTATTTCATGGGATCTGTGAGCTCTGTGGCCCACACAGCGGCCCTAGACTCAGGGAACCCTGCCTGCCTCGCTGCATCGGTCATACTGACCCGCCCAAGGCCCTCAATCCAGATGTCTGCGAACTTCTTCTGGCGGGGGAGAAGCTTCTTCAAAGAGGTTTTGCCGGGAGGGGGGTGGATCACTGCACTAGCAATGCGAGCCAGAGCTCTGCGCTGCCTTCCGTCACGCTCACCTCTCTGTGTTTTTGTGGTTCCCATCCTTCATCCTTTCTTCAAAAGCTACAATGGCTTGTTGCTGTCGTTCGATTCTAGCTTGCAAGGCATCATGTCCAAAGCCCCTCTGCGCAAAGACCTGCTCTACAGAATGCTTCCGGATAGCGTCTACACGATCCACAAAAGCCCCTATCAGACCCAGTATGATCATGGCGCCACCTATTCAAAGAGGTCTGGGCGTATAACGTTCCTAGGAACCCCTGAGGCGCTCTCTAAGGCGACCACGTGTTCAGCAGGTACCCTCCCCTTCAAACGCCAATAGTGGACCGTTGACGGCGCTACGTGGCACAACTCCGCCACCTTTGTCAGGTTACCGACCCTCGAGATGACGTAGGTCACAATATCCGCGTTTGAGGCGCTATCTGCTATAGCTTGCCAATTGATTTTAGGCATAGGCTTCTCCTTTCAGGGCACATGTTCCAGCAAAAAACAAAAGATGTCAAGGGCAGCGGCCCCCGCCTCTCCTCCCCCAAAACAGGGTCTTCTACACCTCCCACACCAT